GCCTGCGATCTGGGACGTCAAGAGCAGCGCGCGCTCTAAGGCCGCACGCGACCTCTGGAGCCCTGAGATGAGCCACTACGCGGCGCTCTACGAGGGCATCTACGGCTCCAAGCCGCTGCTCGGCTACCTGACCTGGGTGCGCACCAAGGTGCCCAAGTGGCAGGTGATCTCAATGCAGTCCACCGACTTGCACATCGAGCTTGCCACCGCGCATCGCGCCGCCACCAAGGCGGCAATCAACACGCCAACCGTTGACGCCCTTCCGTTCAACACGGCCCTCTGCGGCTCGTGTGAGTGGAAGGTCACCCGCCCGGAGTTGGGATTCGGAGGCTGCTCCATCGGTCAAGCAGTCGCCGCAATGAGCGAGATTGAGCAAGGGGAGGCGAACTAATGGGAGCAAAGCGCAAGATCTTGGCGACTCCGCAAGCACTCGCTGGAAGGGCTGCAAGGGAACGAGAGTCCAGTGAAGAGCGTGATCTTCGCAACTTGAAGATGCGAGTCAAAAACTACCCAGGATTGACCGTCTACGCACTTCGGATGATGTGGGCTCAACAGCACGGCCTCTGCAAGATCTGCCCCACGCCGGTTTCTCTTCAGGGACACGGCTCACACATTGACCACGACCACGACACGGGAAAGGTCAGAGGAATCCTTTGCGCCCGATGCAATGTAAGCATCGGTCACTTCGCACACCTCAAGAAGTACCTCACTCAAGTTGAGTGGTACTTGGGAATAGGGGAGGGAATCTAGATGGCATTCGAGATGAACGGCTACATCGAGGTGGCAGACCGACTCCGCGAGTGGTACGAGAAGCACCCAAGCGGGCGCATCGTCACCGAGGTGCTTGAGAACAACGACAAGCGCGTCACCGTACGCGCCGAGGCGTACCGCAAGGCGGATGATGCACTCCCTGCGGGCGTCGGGCACTCCGCCCTAACGATTCCAGGGACGACGCCGTACACGCGCGGCTCGGAGCTTGAGAACGCCGAGACCTCCGCGGTCGGACGAGCGCTTGTCATGGCGGGGCTCCCGTCCAAGAAGATCGCGTCGGCGGATGAGGTGCAGGCAAAGCGCGCCACGCCAGCCTTGCAGGCGGCACCGGCTGAGTCGTGGTCGGCGAACGATGACCTCGTTGGTAGCGCCGCCGTAGCGCTCTTTGGCGACACCGCGGTCGTTCGGGAAGATCCCGCAGTGGTCGCAGCGATGCGCTTCGCCTCTGGCGCTGCCGATGGCGAGTGCCCAACCCACAAAGCGCCATGGTCAAAGAAGCCGGGTGGCGTCTCAAAGACCACAAACAAGCCCTACGAGCCGTTCTACGCCTGCTCGCAGCGTGACGAGTCGGGCTGGTGCAAACAGAAGCCCAAGATCTCGTGGATCGCTGCTCAGGGCGGCGGACGATGAGCGGGCCAATGCGCCGCACTTGGTTCCGCACGGAGCGCGATTGGTTCATTGACTCGAAGTTGGTGGACCTCGTTGAGAAGGTTGGTCCGGCGGGCGTGGTCGGTTGGTTCCGCCTCTTGGGGCGTGCCTGCCAGACCGAGGGGATCTTCCCTCACCCGCTCAGCGCCGAGCTGCGTGACAACAACCTCGGCATCAACGGCGAGATGGCGAAGGAGATCGCCGCCGCGATGGTCGTAGTCGGCTTGGTGCAGGAGGACGAGGACGGCTTGCGGATTGCAGCCTGGGGCGCTTATCAGCCACCACTTCGCTTTCTCAACTCGTCAGCACGCCACGATCCGCAGCACTCCGCCACGCAGGTGCAACCACCCGCCACGAACCCCGTGGCGGTGCGCCACGACCCCCGTGGTAACGAACGAACAAACGAACAGACGAACAAGACAGACAGACGGACAGGGAGCAGCCACGGCTTGCCGAGCATCGGCGAGATCTTGGCGAAAGGAGGAGCGCGATGACTTTGTCTAAAACTAAAGCACCAACGCAGAAAGAGCGCGTGTTGGAGCTGCTCCAGAACTACGGCTCCGACGGGGTCAGCGCCCTTGAGATGCTGCGCTTCGGCATCTATCGAGCAGCCGCCCGAATCTCGGAACTCCGGGAAGACGGCTGGACGATCCACACGATCAACGAGCACGGCAAGACGGCGGTCTATGTCCTCAAGGGGCAGAAGACCACCAACGAGCCGCTGGTACCGGTGGGCGGGCAACCGGGCCTCTGGGCGGACTTTGACCGCGGAGGACGATCGTGATCCCGCGACGCCTCGCCCTCGCGGGCAAGATGGGCGCAGGCAAGACGTCGGTCGCCGACCTGCTCATGCGACGGCACGGCTACGTGCGCCTTGCCTTTGCCAACGAGTTGCGATCCATGCTTGAGCCGGCCTACGGGAAGATTGACAAGGCGAGCATCTACGCCACGTTCAACGGCATCATCTCCGGTCGCGAACTCTTGCAGCAGTCAGGTGCCGCTCTTCGATCGGTGGACGAGGCGATCTTCTTGCGTGCAATCTCCCGCCGTATTGCCGAACTCCCGCCCACGATGCCGATCGTCATTGACGACGTGCGCCTCCCCGTTGAGGCCGAGTTTGTCCGCGACCTTGGCTTCACCGTCGTCCGACTTGAGTGCGACGCGGAGACGCGCAAGCGCCGCTGCGGCGCGACCTGGAGCGAGAAGCCCGACGTGACCGAAGAGGTGGAGTTCACCGCCCTCACCGTCAGCACCGAGCACCTTGACCCGCACGGGATCGTCGGACTCATTGACGCCGTGGCGAGCGAAGACCAGAGGTATCCCGTATGGCAGGAGTAAAGACCAAGCGCGAGGGCGCCAGTAAGCCGCCCCGCTTCTCCCCGACCGACTGCTACGGCTGCGGTGCGGAGATCACCAAGCTCGCCGACGGGATTCTCGTCTTGCGAGTCGCATACGAGGGCGTCAAGCGCTCCTCGCAGAAGTCCTGGGCGCATCGCCGCTGCGTGGGCTCAGAAGGAGGCAAGAAGTGATCACTGATCAGGCAACCCCAACGCAAGTCGTGCGTTGGATTGACTACCGGGGCGAGCGCCTCAAGGTTGAGCAATACGGCGACACCTGCACCGTCTTTGACGGCGAAGGCTACCCGTACGCCCGACTCTCAAAGAGGATGGACGACGGCAAGACGCCGCCGGAGGGCTTTTTCTGGCTGCGTTGGTGGAGCGAAAACCAACACCTTGCGGAGTGGCTCTGCGACCTTGGCATCCTGAAGACGCAGGGCGAGGCGATTCAGATCACGCACTGGGTCACCACCTTGGCGGCACGCATCGAGCCCGAGGTGCTTGCGTGAGCCTACGTGCGACCGCAACCCCGCGTTCGGCTGACCTCTGCCCCAAGGGCGACATCCGAGGCATCGGTCGGGTTCGACCATGCGTGCGCGTGCTCATGTGCGGCAAGTGCGATCGCCCGCTCGTTGCCGAAGCCCCGACGTGTGGCGAGTGCTCGTACTGCCAGAAGCGCCTGATGCGCCACGTTGACCGCCCGTGGTGGGCTGGTGCGGATTGGGCGCGGCACGCATGACCCGCACGAACGACCTGGACGTTGACGCCCAGAACGCCGCCCGCAGCCGCATGGGGCGGAATAATCGACAACGGGGAAACGGGCTGGAAAGACGTCTTGCCTCCGAGCTGACTGAGGCCGGGCTGGCGGGAGAGCGCGTGGGTCACCTGGGCGGGAAGACCGACGTGCGCGCCCTTGGGCTGATCATCTCCGCGAAGAAGGGCGGCGCCTACTCGGAACGCTACGACAAGTGGCTGAACGAGTTGACCCCAAAGGCCGATGAGGTCGCCGCGCTCGTCGTCGAGGACGCTCCGGGCTCCGGCATCAAGGCTCGTCGCCTCGTGGTCATCCACTGGGAGGCACTCGTACATCTCCTCCAGTCACGCGAGGAGCAGGCATGATTAGGACCGTCATCGCCCTCATGCTTGGCCTCTTGTTGGCCTTTATGCCGGTGGTTCGCGCCTCCACCCCAGACAGCGTCGTTGAGTTCTATCCCGGGACCTCGCCCGAGGATGCCCTGGTAGACGCCGATCAGGCTCCCGCAACGATCCGTGGCGTCGCCACCTGGTTCGACGCTAACCGCTGGGTGACCGTGCCCTACCCGCACCATATGCGCACCCGCTACACCAACGCGGGGATCGTCTACTACGTCGCTGCCGGCCCGGCACTTCGCACCTACCTTGGCTGGAAGCACTGGGACGACCACTTCACCGTGCTCGTCACGAGCGAATTGACGGGCGTCCAGATCGTCGCCGAGGTGGTGGACTGGTGCGCCTGCCACGGTGCCCCGCACGTTGACGATGACCGCCTTGCCGACCTTTCACCCGCCCTCTTCAAAGCGCTCGGTGCTCGACTCTCCCGTGGCGTGCAGTTCATCACGATCCAGGTGCTCCCATGAGGATCAAGCGCCCACGTAAAGGCGAGCCGAACGAGCACAACAAGTTGACGCGTCAGATCATTGAAACCGCCTGCTACAAGTCGGGCTTGGGCCGCAGACCGCTGATGCAAGCGCTCGTCCCCTACGGCATCAACTACAACACCACACATGGCGTGTACTACTGCGTGCTGCGCGGCTCGCAAGAGTTTACCGACGACCTTAACCGAGCGGTCGGCGCGCTCTTAAATGGCGCCAAACCGACCTCTCCCGAGAGCGACAAGGTCTTGAAACTCCAGGAGAAGGAGAAGGCCACGTTGCGCGAGCTGCGCAAGATGCGCCTCGCCGTTGAACGAATGTGCGTCGCCTGCGCCGCCCCAGACAAGGGCGAGACGCCACGCTGCTGGGACGGCACCTGCCCGCTCCGCGCCATTTCACCGCTGCCGTTGGCAAAGGGGGCGCGATGATCCGAGAACACAGCCTCAGCGCGCTGCTCGGATGGTACCTTGAACGCCTTGACCCAGCCCCAATCCGCATCACGGCTCGGGAGATCGGCCTAGACGGCGCCCCGGCCTGGACGCGGGAGTTCAGCCGGTGGCTTGCGGGTGAGCAGGCAATCCGCACGGAGACGAGCGAGGGCCACTGCGAGCACACCTTTCGACAGCCGGGCGAGCTCTGCGGGCGCTGCTCGGTCTTCAACGAGTACGGCGAGCCCATGGCAGAGACGGGGCGCTACCGCATCACCCGCAGGCTTTACGTGTTCCCGATGCGCGCCGCCGTCGCCCGCCTCCAGCGTGCCCAAGTCCCGTATGGTCTCCCGCCCCTATCGACTGTCCTCTTTGCCCTAGCGGCGACAGGCTCCCCACGGATAGCCGTGGACTCCCTGCTCCCCGATTACCCTGGCCTTGTTGACGCCGAACGTGCGGAGGCACACCTGACCATGGCGCTGCGCCGAGTGAAGGACGCTTACACCGCCGAGCCTCGCCACTTCCCTCGCCGATCCCGCTCTGACGCTCAACTCAACGCGGAGGCGGTCGGCTGATCCTGTCCCCCAAGGGGACAAAAACGCACATACGTTCTATGTGCACACCGTTGCGCGCAACACTCGCGTTTGCTAGGTTCACTGCAACGCACTCAGGAGAGACAACCTGAGCAGCGCGGGACCTATCGACTGGCACGCCGAGCGACCCGTCAAGTGTTGCGTGCACCGACCCCTGGCCTTGCCATCCCTTCCATGGGGCTGCGCGGTCGCCCTTCGACGCTTCACGCGGTTCTAGGGAACACGGCAGGTTCGACTCCTGCCCAGCTCCACCACTACGGCGCCTCTGCCCTCCGCTCGGGCGCCAGGCGGCGGGTCCCTTGGGACTCCTCGGCTCACGCCGTGACCGTGCCGCCAACTACAGGGAGAGCATTCTGGTCCCCTTCTGGGGTGCTCTCCCGCAAACCATTGGGAGGCTGACCATGGCTCGAGTCCAACGCGATCGCCTGGCGCTCGTGGCTGGCTGGGTCAACGCCGCCCTCCCGCTGCTCAACCTCTCCTCGTGGCGCGTTACGGTGGCGAAAGCGCCCGCTGGGCAGGACGCCTGGGCAGAGATTGACCCGCACGCCCAAAGCCAAGACGCTGAGCTGTACATCGGCTGGGACCTGCTCAAGCAACCTGCCGAACGTGTCCGCGAGATCCTCACGCACGAACTGCTCCACCTTCTCACCTGCCGTGCGGACGGCGTGGTCGAGAACCTTGAGGAGCCGCTCGGCAAGCAGGCGTGGGCCGTGTGGCATCCCGCCTATGAGGACGCCGCAGAGCGCTCGGTTGACGACCTCTCCCGCCTCATCGCCCCGCTACTCCCGCTCCCTGGATTCACCGAGGAGGCATAGTGGCAGCACACCGGCACACCAAGATCCTCGCCATCGTCAAGGGTCCGCGGTTCGTGTGGATGTGCAAACACTGCCACAAGATCCTGCGCTAATGCCCCTAACCTCCTGCCTGGACTGCGGCGAGCTCATTACCCGCCCACGATTCGGACGATGTGAGACGCACGCAAAGACGCAACAGATTCACTACCAGTCCAAGCGGAAGGCCACCCCCCACTCCTCCAGCCGCGCATGGCGAGGGGTGAGCATGCGCCTCCGGGCGGATCAGCCATGGTGCTCGACGTGCGGCACCCAGGGATCAGAGCGCAACCCTCTTACTGCCGATCACCTCGTGCCCTTGGTAGAAGGCGGAGAACTTATCCCGGAGGACGGGGGGGAGGGTCTCCAAGTCCTCTGCCGACGCTGCAACAGCAGCGCGGGCAAGGTCAGGCACGCACGCGGACGACTCAGCGCCTAGCTGAACGCACAACGGATTGCATAACTGATCGCATCCTAGCGGCTGGCCTCTCCCCGATTTTATAGGGCAGGCTCCCGTTGTCTATCTAGCGTGCACCTCCCTACACACCGTGTGTACCTCGTGAACCCCCCCCCTGAGCGTGGAGGCTCTCCTGAATGAACGCAGTTGACCCTCGGGAGGCGCACCGCACGCTCCTCCGCACCCAGATTGAAGCCGCAGGCAAGACCGATGAGGTCGCTCCGCAGCTTGTCGATCTCGCCGTTGAGACCTGGATCATGTGGCAAGAGGCGGCCAACCTGATCATGGCCGAAGGCGTGGTGCTCAAGACGAATGCCGGCTCAATGCCGCATCCAGCCGCCCAGATCGCGAGGCAATCGTGCGCAACGTACACCGCACTCCTGGGCAGGATGGGGATCTCGGCGAGCCCGAGCCAAGCGCGCTACAAGGTGAACAAGCCGACTCGGCTGGCGCCAGTGACGAGCATCTCGGAGCTCATGGCAAGAAAACCCGCAAGGGTCGCCCGCCCCTCGTAACGGACGGACCCCTCTTCGAGGAGTTCTGCCGCACCCACATCCGTCAGTCAATCGGGCAGTTCGCCAACCTCCCTCTCGTGCTTGAGCCGTTCCAGATGGACTTCGTCAACGAGCTGCTCAGCCGTGACCCCAAGACGGGGCTGCGGATCTATCAAGAGGCGGCCCTGCTCCTCCCCCGTAAGGCTGGCAAGTCCACCCTGATCGCCGCGCTGGCCGTTTACCAAACCCTGCGCGACGCTGGCAAGGAGCCCCAAACCATCGTTGCTGCGGCAAGCCGCGACCAGGCGGCGATCATCTTCCGGCAGATCAAGGCGTTCATCGCCTCGTCGGCAGAACTCTCCCGCCTGCTCACCGCGCGCCAGTACCAGATCGACGTGGCGGGTGGCGGCTTCATCCGCGTCGTCTCCTCGGACGGTCGCCTCCAACACGGTTCCAATCCGAGCATGGTGATCGTGGACGAGCTCTGGGCGCACCGCGACGACGGCGAACTCTACACCGCACTCACCTCAGGATCAGGCGCACGCGAGGAGCCGCTTGCGGTGGTCATCTCGACCCCCGGCTACGACCGCGAGCAGATCCTCGGGAAGATCTACCAGCGCGTCATTGAGACCGCGCCCGAGCAGGCGTTTGAGTCTGCACCCTACTTCCGACGAGTCGCCCGTGACCCCGCCAATGGCTTCCTCCTCTTCCACTACGGCGCCCCTGACGACGCCGATCCCGACGATCCTGAGGTGTGGCGCAAAGCCAACCCGGCGCCGTGGATCACCATCGACTACCTCCGCAAGCAGCGGCACAAGCCGTCCAGTCGCCTTGAAGAGTTCCGTCGCCTGCACCTTGCCCAGTGGGTGAACGCGGGCGAGGAGTCCTGGCTGCCGGGTGGATCGTGGCAAGAGTGCGCCGTGACGGGCGCAGAGCTTGACCCGAAACTCCCCGTGGCGGTCGGCATTGACGTCGGTATCACCTACGACAACAGCGCCATCGTCGTCGCCCAGAAACAGGGCGACCGTGTCGTCGTTGAGTCCAAGGTCTGGGGCAACCCATACCCGCAAGACTCCGCGCTCTACGACGCCTGGCGTGTGGACATTGAAGAGATCCGCGAGTACTTGCGCGAGCTACGACGCCGCTACCCGGAGCCCGCCGTGCGTGTGGATGGGCGCACCGTCGCCGGCCCTGCCTTCTGCTTTGACCCGTGGTCATTCCGCGAATCGGCGCAGATCCTTGAGTCCGAGGGGCTTGCCATGATTCAGGTCAACCAAACCGACGCGCGTATGGTTCCCGCGACCACCGACCTCTATCAGGCAATCACCTCCAAGCGCATCGCCTACGACCCAACCGAAAACCAAACCCTGACTGCGCACATCCTCGCCGCGGTCGCCGTACCGCGTGGAGAGTCCGGGTGGCGCATCCGCAAGCCGCGCGGAAATCGCACGGCAAAGATTGACGCCGCGATCGCGCTCATCCTTGCAGTCTCGCAAGCGCTCCAGCCGGCACCGAAGAAGAGCATCGGCGCCTTCCTGGCTTGACCCCCAACCCGCGCTCGTGATCGCCATCGGCGATGCGAACGCCTCACCCTGGAGACGCCTGACCAATGACGACCCCCAACTTTGCCGATCCGCGCAACGTCATCGACGGCGCTCGCAAGGACTCTCTCGCCACCTGGCAGGCATTCTTCGGGATGCTGGAGCAGTCCACCGACCGCTACACTACCCGCTCGGAGTGGGCGAAGGCGCCCGCCGACGAGGCCTTCGTGTACGCCGCGATCCGCATCCGCAGCCTCGCCGCTTCCAGCGCGCCGCTGCGCGTCTTCGTCAAGAGCGGTCAAGACCTGATTCCCGCCGAGGTCGCGAACGATCGCAACGCTTCAGAGCTGCAAGCGCTCCTTGACTTTGTCAATCCCGACACGATGAGCAGCGCCGACCTGAAGGCAACGCTGATCAGCAGCCTCTCCATCTACGGCGAGGCGTACCTCGTCAAGACCCGCGGACGCCTCGGTGGCAAGACGCAGGAGCTGCACTTCATCAACCCAGCAGCGGTGAGCCCCGTGATGGGCGACCACTGGATTGACGCCTACGAGTACCGCCCAACGGGAACCGCCATGATGGCGACTTACCTCCCAAAGGACGTCATCCCGTTCCGCGCACCCGGCAACTTTGTTGACCCAACGCGCGGACTCTCGCCACTCTCGGCGCTGCGCGACGAGATCAGCACCTCGCGCATGGCGGCAGAACACACCAACAGCCAGATCAAGAACCACGGCGTGCCGGCTGGCGTGTGGGTCGCACCGAAGGATTCGGAGATCACCGCGCAGGATCAGAGCACCATCCGCCGCGTCCTCGCCTCACTCCGCGGACCGCGCAACGCGGGCAAGACGCCCGTCCTCCCGGGCGGCCTGGAGTGGAAGTCCCTCGGACTGACCGAAGCCGACGCGCAGTATCTTGCCGCGCGCAAGATCTCGCGCATGTCCATTGCCGCAGCCTTTGGCATTCCACTCTCACTCCTCGGAGACGACGAGAAGGCGGGCGTCTATCGCAGCATTCGCGACGCCGAGGAGGTCTTCTGGCGTCGCCTCTCCTCCGAGCTCGCCTGGGTCGCCTCGACCTTTGACTCGTGGCTGACGCCTGAGTTTGACCCGAGCGGCAACAAGTTGACGGTTCGGTTCGACCTCTCGGGGATTGAGGCACTCCGCCCAACGCTGCAAGAGGAGACGGCCCTGTGGCAGTCCCTGCTTGACCGTGGTGTCGTCACGCCGAACGAGGCGCGCGCACACTTCGGCGTTGGCACCCCGACCGACTGGGGCAACACGCCAATCCTGACGCTGCAAGTGCAGCCGCAAGCGGTTGAGGGCGCAGCGCCAACGATCGCCGAGCCAATCCCCGTCAACGTTCCCGCCGAAGATCCAGCGGCGCAGCCGGTGGCGTCCACCGTTGAACTGCCAAAGGACATCTACAAACACCCCGCGGTCAAGGCGTACCTCGCGGGCGAGCCGCTCGACCTTGTCGCACTCTTCGGCGCTGAGCCGGATGAGGCGACACGGACGACGCTCGAGGTCGGCATCCGCCGCCGCTACAACGCCGAACAGATCGCCGCGGGCGTCCCCACTGAGGGATTCTCCGGCCTTGAAGGAGTGACCCGATGAACGGTCTCAAGTTCACAACGCTCGACGATGGATCTCTTGAGATCGAAGGCGTCGGCATCCCGTTCGGTGGACCGATCGACGGGAAGGATCTTCACGGTCAGTACTTCAGCGCGAAGACCGACTTCGCCTGGGACCTGATCACCGACGGTCAGCGCCCGCTGCTCTATCAGCACGGTCTTGACAGCACCCTGAAGACCAACGTCATTGGACGCTGGTCGGTCAAGAAGATTGACGATGCGGGTGTCTGGGTTCGCGCGCAGCTTGACGCTCGCAGCGCCTACCTCAACGAGATCAAGGATCTCCTCGGCGCCGATGCGCTCGGGCTCTCCTCCGCGACCATGGGGCACCTCGTAAAGGTCTCCGCCAAGACGGGCGAGATCCTGCGCTGGCCCGTCGTGGAACTAAGCCTCACCCCAAATCCTGCCAACCCTGCTGCGTACGTCGTGAAGACCGCCGAAGAGATTGAGGCGATCGAGTACGTCTCCGCCAAGCTTGCCATTCTCGGTGAGCCTGAGCCGGACGAGGTACCAGCGCCAGAGAGCGAGCCAACCCCTGAAGAGGTTCCCGCCGCAAAGGACACGACGGTCGTCGTCGCAGCCGATGCGGAGATGGGCGAGTCAGAGGACGAAGACTATGACAACGACGATTGGGAGACGTGGGGCGATGTTGCAAAGCACGCCGCCTCGTGCCTGATTGAAGTCCTTGAGATGACCGACGTGGTCGTCGGCGACGAGACGATGAAGGCGGCACTGGATGCCGTCGTCACGCCACTCCTCGCATTCATCACGGCGTGCGAGCAGTACGCCACCGCGGGCACGCCGCTTCCGAGCTCGGTAGAAGATGCCGAACTTATGGAGCAGGTCGAGTACGCGCCAACCCCTGCAACCGATCCAGCAGTTCCCGAAGTGCAACCTGCCGCCAGCCTCGCGATTCTCGCGGGAACGGATGCGGAGAGCGTCAAGGCTGACCTGGCACGGCTCAAGGAGCAGATCCGCGCAATCGCGCGAGAGGCTGCCCACCAAACACTCAAGGGTCGCTGACCCTTGAATCAATCAAGGAGCAACAACATGGCAGAGAACTTCCTCTCCGCTGATGCTGTGAAGGACATCGTCAAGGACGCCGTGTCGGAGGCCGTCAAGGCCGTCAACACCGTCGCCGACGAGGATCGACCAGCAGCAGTCAAGAGCGTGTCCGTCATCAAGCGCGCCTACGGCCTTCCAAAGGTCGGGGTCGCAATGAAGGCAGTCACCCGCGGCAGCGACCGCGACGCATCGTTCGAGAAGGACTTCTCGCAGGCCGCTTCTGAAGTCTTCGGCTTCGGCAACGACCGCGAGGGCAGCCGCTCAATCGTCTGGCCAAAGACCATGGATGAAGCCATCCAGGTACTTGACGCCATGGGCGAGGGCAAGCATGCCGACCTAGTCGCCAGCGCAAAGGCAATGGCTGAAGGTTCAGCCGGAACCGGTGGCGCACTCGTTCCACCTCAGTACCTCCAGGAGGCCTTCGCCTACGCCCTGACTCCAGGGATCGTGGTGCGAAACCTTCCAGGCGTCACCGTCATGCCAGTCAAGACCGGCACGACCGTGTACCTGCCACGAGAGGACGCCCGCGCCGGTGGCGCTTCGGCTGCTGAAGCCGCAAGCCTTTCTGCTCAGGACGTGACCTTCGCGCAGCAGAGCATCACCCTGAAGAAGCAGTACGGATACCGCTCATTCTCGAACGAGCTTCTTGCCGATGCTGATCCAGCATGGAATCAGTTCATCACCAAGACGCTTCTTCGCGACGTGGCGCTGTTCCAGGACGCTCAGTATCTTGAGGGCGCCGGCACCAGCTCCTTCATCACGGGCTTCTCGACGTACGGTTCGACGACCACTGGGCCAACCCCAGGTACGGCCGGCGGAACGAACGGCGGCACAATCGTTCTCGACAACATTCTTGACGCGGTGTACAACCTCCGCGCAGTGAACGTTGAGCCACAGCAGGGTTCAGGATTCTTCATCATGCACCCTCGTACGCTCAACACGCTGACCAAGATCAAGGACACAACGGGCAACTACATTGTCTCGTCGTTCCAGGGCGTGAACACCCCGATGTACTTCGGCGGGCAGCTCGCAGGGTCAAACGGCCCGAAGGCGATGCTCCTCGGCGTACCGGTGTACCTCACGAGCCAGATCGGTATCGCGAACACGGTTGGAACGTCCACGGACTGCTCCAACGTCTACGTGGGCGATGCCAGCAAGGTCATCATCCTGG